TTGCTGCCTTTGCAACATTTTTTGTTGAAACAATTCCTTTTTTTGTTTTTCGTTTGCTAAGAATTTTTCCAAATTTGGAATTGCTATATCAACACCCAATCCACCGTCAACATTTCTTTCTTTATTCATTGACCTGCGTTGAACACTCTTTCTAAGCATCACCGTCTTTAACACATTGTTTCTTATGATTGCCCACATTTCATCGCCAGTTGAATCTTTTGCGAAAACACCATCATCAGAAAATATTTGATAGAATGGTATTCCGGGGTCATATGGATTTGTTATGGTATAAAGTGGTGATTTTGGATTTGGCTTAAACGCACCCAAAAAAATGCCATAATCTTTTGAATCAAATTCGTGTGTTAAAATGCTATTTAAATTTTTTCTTATTTCAGCATCTTCTTCCGGTGTAATGTCACCACCAGATTTCATCCTATCCAATCTTTTTCTCATCTGGTCAAAAGCGTGTCCGCTAATATCAGTTTCAAAAAGATTAATTTCTTCATTGATGATGGATAATACTTTATTCTCTGGCTTCATTACAATCGTATTTCATATAAATACTAATACGAATGAAACGAAGAAATCTTGAAAAGTTGCTCCTTTTTGAGCCGACAGTGAGATTCGAACTCACGATTGTCACTTTACGAAAGTGGTGTTGTTGCCACTGAAACCATGTCGGCAATGAGAGCCGAAGGTGGGATTCGAACCCACGTGGGATATTATCCTCTGGTTTACAAAACCAGTGCTATCGACCACTAAGCGACTTCGGCATTTATTTATTTGCTTGATATATTAAAATATCGTGTGGTGCTTTTTTATTTCCACCAAAATAGAGGAAAAGTTTATAACCTAAATTCCAAGTATTTTTTAATGTGATTGGATGAACTGTGCTATGATGTTCAATACCATCAGTTACGGTATATTCAATTTGTCCAAAAACACCACTTTTATATTTCAATTCAAATCCATACCATTTGTTTAATTCAATATCACAAATTGGTATTGTTGGTACTCTTAATTTATTAATATATTCATATCCAACAATTTCAATTTTATCCAGAGTTTCGTTGGGTCTCCAACCAAACCTCACTGAATTTTTGTGATGCCAACCAAAACTGAAACCAAATAATTTATTCACATCGTGTTGGTCTTCATCATTAAACAAATAAATTGCAGTTTCAGTGAATTTAAAATATCTGATAATTGAATAATCTTTATTCCTGTTGATTAATACTGGTATGAAGAAATCAAAGTACGGAAATGGTCTTCTCTTATTCTTCGGTATTATTTTCTTCATTTTTTTCTTTTCTGACTGCAATTATGTCTTTTATTGTATTAACAATTCCTGCAATAAAAAATACAACAAATGTAAGTAATAAATATCCACCGGAAATTGCACCAATCCATCCACAAACTGTTTGTGTTTCAGGAAATCTTCTTCCAATTGCGACAGCAAGTGCCAAGATTATGAATGCAGCAAGGATTTTAACCAATCCGTAATGTTCGAACCAGCGTTGTATTGCTTTAAGTATCTTTTTCATGTTGCGAGTTTAATATAAATACTCAAGCAATATGACCGATTCTTTCTTTAACGTGATTTTTATATTTTTCAATGTTTCTTACCGCTCCACGAGTTGCGGGATGATAAATAAATTCGTGTTGTATTTGGTGTTTTTTGAGTTCTCTTTCAACTTTTCTGCCCATTGCAATAACCACACCTTTGAAGGACAAAATGTCCTCGATTTTGTCTTCGAAGACGTTTGCGAATGCACATTCATCCCAACAAATATCAAGATTTTTTAATGCTTTATAAAGGTGTCCTGCAGCAAGGCGTTTATCTACCCATGTAACATTCATTCGAATTGCAGTTGGACTTCTGCGTTCACCAACAAAAAGGTATTTTTTCATATAATTTTATCTAATAAAAAAAATAAAAACAAAAGAAATATCGTATAGATTCCACCATTGTTTACCACATATTTTCCAAATAACGTGAAACCATTAAATTTGATGACAATATTATTTGATGAAATTCGTTTTCCATTTTCTATTAAAATTCTTCCAGAATAATATAATTTAAGCCATTCTAATAATCTTATTGCAATTAAGGTCAAATACTTTTTTTTCTCATCATTTTCATGGTTTAAGAATTTAAATGGAAAATATTGTCCGAAAGCAATTGTATTTTTGTTGATTTTACCCTTATCGTTTAGATAATACGAATATAAAACAGGACGTGGTTTTTCGACCATGAAAACATTATCGTCACGACACAATTCATTGAAAAAAATATTTGCTTGTTTTAAAATATAAAACGGGTCTTTTAAATCGAAATTGAGTTTTTCGAAAACAACAAAAACAACAATTAGGCATAATAATATTACTGTTATAATCATGTGTGATAGAATTTATTGCCCTTTTTCAATTTTTGATACAATCTTTTCCAGAAAAAGTACCGTTCACTAAGCTTTGGATATTCGTACATTTTATAAAAATTAAAAAACAAAGATAATAATTAAAATGATGATTCCAAATCTTTTTTGCGCTCCGGGCAGGACTTGAACCTGCGACCCTCTGATTAACAGTCAGATGCTACTACCAACTGAGCTACCGAAGCTTATATTATACCAGCAGCAATTTCTTTATGACAATTAGAACAAACAAGCATACATTTATCCAATTCTTTTTTTATTGCTTCCCAACTTTTTGTATATCCTTTTTGACCGATTCCAAATTCTTTATTATTTTCAGGATGATGAAATTCAAGTGCTCCAATATATTTATCATATCCACACTTTTCACATTTTCCACCTTTATATGCAACTGCTTTTTCTTTTAAAACTCTTCGTCTTTTGGTTACTGCATCAACAACACATTTTTTGCATCGCCATCTTTTTGTGCCATTACCATTTCCAACACAACTAAATTCAGTTAACCCATGTTTTTTACATTCTTTAATCATAAAATACAATTTATGCATAAATACGTGGTTAACACAAATTGTTAACCAAAAAAATAAAACGCAGCCGATTTCGAGAACCGATTTCGGGTTTAACTACTCCTTTATAACAGTTTGCGAGACTGTGAGCACTGCGTTTGTAGTGGTGAAGGGACTTGAACCCCCAACCTCTTGGGTATAAGCCGAGTGCTCTAACCAATTGAGCTACACCACTATGGAGAGGGACAGGTTATTTATACCTTTAAGGGACTCCCTCAGACCCATTTTGAGCAGGAAGCGGGATTCGAACCCGCAACTTTCAGCTTGGAAGGCTGACGCTCTGCCAATTGAGTTATTCCTGCATTTGCACTTCCTACTTCGTGTAGTGCGAACCGCATGGATGGGGGTGGTACGGGGCAGAATCGAACTGCCGACACATGGATTTTCAGTCCATTGCTCTACCAACTGAGCTACCGCACCGTATTTACAGGATGCCTTGTGAGACAGTTACCCAAGCCACGCCCTCTGTGACCCGACCTATAAAAAATTTTCACACTCCGAATCGCCCACTTTCGGATACTCACCTATTCGGTGAACAATGTTTTTCTGGTTAGGACAAACACCCGTGCGACCAGTTCTTAATTGCTGTTGGAGAAGGATTTGAACCCTCTTGTCCACCTGCGCATGGCAGACGTTTTGCCCATTGTAAACTACCCAACAATTTTGCACTTCCTCGTTAATCACCGTGTAGTGCGAACCGTTGCGGTGGGGAGAGATGGATTTGAACCACCAACCTCTCGTCATTACTCACATTCAGTGGAAGCGTTGTTAGAATTGTGCGCACGTTAACAACAACCCTCATTCTGTCTGACTTTTGTAAGAGGACTACCTACTTTCGTAGTTCAGTTTTCACACTGACGAGTCTACCAATTAACCCTATCTCCCCATTTGCACTTCCTACTCTCCATATCGTGTAGTGCGAACCGTTTCGGTGGAACGGGCAGGACTTGAACCTGCAACCATCTGCTCTTCAGGCAGACACTCTACCATTGAGTTACCGCTCCATTTTGGTTCTGGTGTGAGCCTCATACTCACGTCCCCCGAAAGTATTTCAACTAACTTGGATGTCTCTCAACTACTTATCGTGTACTATTCGCACTGCCAAATGCGAGTACATGATTTCGCCACTGAACATCAGGGCAGCTTCTTATGCAACCCAGAACCCTGACATCAAACCGGGTCATGACTCCTTTTTGATGTGAAAATCGTGTGATGATAGTCCAATGCACACGACTTTGCGGAGAGTAAGGGATTCGAACCCTTGGGGCAAATTTCTTCGCCCACAGTTTAGCAGACTGTTACAATAACCACTCTGTCAACTCTCCATGAACCCCGTACACTATCCCAAGTATCCTCGCCAGTAACGGGGCAACACCAGATACTCACCCAAAGGGATTCTATTGCGGATGATTGAGGACCCGACCCCCATCCAGTTGTTTAGACTGAAACCATGTTTTCAGGACATGTCGCCACTCCAATGTAGCTGCTTAACCATCCAAATGTACCCTTTTGACCCTTATAATTGTAAATGCTAAATGTTGATGGGTACTTAACACCAAAAGCACTGCGGAGAAGGTAGGATTCGAACCCACGGGACTGTTACATCCAGCAGTTTTCAAGACTGCCACCATAAACCACTCGGACACTTCTCCAATTAAACGACATCCTGCGTGTGAGACTTGAACTCACCTTCACCCATTTCAGGGGGCAGCATTGCCAGCTATGCTAACCACAAGTAGCCGTTTACGTTGCAACGTTAAACCTTCGTCAAGGTTTGTTGGGAAGGTGGGATTTGAACCCACGTGCAACCAAACTACACTTTCGACTGCTTATCAGGCAGAGGTGATACATCCCAATGTTCCTCATAATGTAATTCTTTATGACAATTAGAACACAGTAAATCACATTTATCTAATTCAACAATAATTCTTGACCAACTCAAATTTTGATAACGTGATATTCCAAATTCTTTTTCTTCTGGGTTTCTATGGTGAAATTCTAACGCAGCAATACATTTATCATACCCACATTTCATACATTTTCCACCTAAATATTCAACACCCATCTCTTTAAGCCGTTGTCGCCTATTTTTTACCTTTTCATAATTTCTTTTTCTTTTTTCAATTTCACACAATACCAGTCTCTTATTTTCAGTGTTTGCAAGAACAGTTGTTCTTGATATCTTAAATTTTTCTGCTGTTTCGAAAATAGTATGTGATTTATAATATTCATTAAGTTCAATTTTCTCAGCCTCATTCAATATTTTACGACCATCAATTGGTTCATTCAATCCGGCATTTATACAATGGTAGGATACTGTGGGTTTAGAAATGTTCAGCATTTTACTTATTTCGCCATAACTTTTTCCAGAAAGTCTTAGTTTAATTACACTATCTTTTGTTTTCATACTTTCGATTAATTAATTATCTCATTATTTATAATAAATAGTCGAAAGTATGAAAAAGATTTGCGTTCGGGGCAGGATTCGAACCTGCGGTGGGATTTCTCCGTCTGCTTAACAGGCAGGACTTTTCGACCAACTAAAGCAACCCGAACAAGTGCAGTGAAGGGGGTTTCACCCTTCCTTTCATACGTATTGGCATGCATGCGTATAAAATTCAACGCCATTAGTTTGTTGAACCGTAGAGTCGGATGTGGGATTCGAACCCACGTGTGCAATTAAGCAAACGGTTTTGCAGACCGCCCCTTTCAACCACTCAGGCAACCCGACAGGTAATCCAGCATGTCAAAGAACATCTTACAGTGAATATAAGATGTTAACCTTATATTCGGTGTTTATAAGCTGTAAGACTTATATTTTTGAGCCAAGTACAAGAATCGAACTTGTATCCCCTGAATACCACACAGAGATTCTATCCGTTAAACTAACTTGGCAATATGTAAAGAACGCATTAAAAACAAAAAACCCGGAACTTTTTTGGATTCCGGGTTCTGATTTTATTTCAGTTTTATTTTACCACCTACTTATCTTTTTAAGTCAATAAAACCTGAACCCGTATCCGCAATATTATTTCTGCCGAAATCTGAGCAAAATGTACCTTCTCCAATACGACTGGTTGTCGTTAGACTCGATACTAATATGTACGCTATTCGTTTCATCGTTTTATTTTTTTCGTTTTTAATAAAAAATTGGTCTTTTCATAAACTCATTTTTACCTAAATACGATGCAAAGGTATAAAATGTTTCATAAATACCAAATTATTTTCAATATTTTTTTCATTTTTTTTATAGAAAAAATCTAACTCATTAATATTCAATGCATATGAACCCAAGTTAAAATTTGTCCTAAGATAAAATATAATGCACTGACAACTACAAAACCAATAGCCATACCTTTCATTCCATCAATTATTGTTGACTTATAATTAAAGTTCGGTACATGTTTATTTGTTGGACTTTTTCTCACCCAAATAGTATAAATTGTCACCCCTAATATGTAAAGTAACAATATTGTTAACACAGTATTCATGATTTATAATTTTTTATAAATACTCTCAAAATAATTTAAAAACCCCGAAAATATCGACTTTCCGGGGGTTTTCTTTATTTTTTTTCGATTCGTTCGTGCTTTTTTAGCCACTGTTCGAGATATGCTTCATCATTACTTACGAATCCATCGTGACAATCTGCTTGAAAATCTCTTACAAGCCTTTTTAAATCTTCCATTGTCAGGTAATATCCTGCAACGTACTTTTCACCAATAATTTTGTTTTCCAATATTATCATATTAACCGCATTTACTGTTTCCACATGCCATACATGTGAGGCAACCTTCTTTAAATTCCAAATGGTCACTACCACAATTCGGACATTTTTTATTTACTTCAATACCATCTTTAATGTATTTCTTTATCACACGAGCAACACCATTTTTCCAAGTGTTGATATAGTCTTCTTTAAAGTTCAATGAATCAATTAATTCCCACGTATAAAGAAGTGGCATTCCATGCCTGAGAACTGCAGATATGAATTTTGCATAGTTCCAGAATTCAGGATTGAATGCATGATTTAAGCCAGTATGTACTTGTCTTTCGCCATTAGCGTCAATATATTCAATGTCATATCTTTTCTTTCTGACTTTAACCAATTTACCGTTTTCATCTGGTTCTTCAACTTCAAAGATTTGCTTAACAATTTCACATTCTTTTAAATTGTTTGGCAGATAACTCAAGCCGTTTTCATTTTTACCTGTGAAAATTTCATATGGTCTGCCGTCTTTTAATCCAACAACTGCAATCCATTTTTCAAGACTGTTTTGAAAACGATGAATTTCACCTTTTAATCTCTTAGGACGTTTTGGCGCATGCGTATCATGAAATTCACTTTCTTTTGTTTTCTTTTCTTCAGTGATTAACACACCACTGCGTGAACCATCACGATAGACAGTACAACCCTTACAGCCAGATTTCCATGCGGTTTCATAAACTTTTGCCACCATTTCTTCAGTAATGTCACTTGGGAGATTGACTGTCACTGAAATTGAGTGGTCTACGTGTCTTTGTAAACGACCCTGCATTTCAACCTTTTTTAACCAATCGACATCATTTGCCGTTGCTTTATAATATGGCGATTTTTTCACAACTTCATCGAGTTGCGCATTATCCATTGTTCTTACAACATTAACGTCATATCCATTCAATTCAAGCCATGTTTCGAATTTATGGTGAAAGACTGGATATTCAGTCCACGCAATTCCTTCTTCATCAACAAAATCAATGCGAACATCTTTTTCCTGTGGATTAATTTTACGTCTACGTTTGTAAAACACTTCAAATGCTGGTTCAATACCCGAAGTTGTTTGTGTCATGATTGAAACAGTACCAGTTGGTGCAATTGTGAGTAATGAAATATTTCTACGTCCATATTTCATCATATCTTCAAACAATTCTGGGTCTTCAGCAGCTATTCTAAGAATGAAAGGATTTTTTGTTTCACGTTCGCCATTCCAAACGGAGAATGCGCCACGTTCTTCTGCCATAATAACACTTGAACGATATGCTTTTAATTTTAATGTTCTATGTACTTTTTCACTAAAATCTGTTGCTTCATCAGTTCCATAACGTAAATTCAAAGCTGCAAGCATGTCACCTTCAGCAGTTACACCAAGTCCGGTTCTTCTACCTTTAAGCGTCATTTCCTTGATATTATTCCAAAGGTTGATTTCAGTTAATTTAAGAAATTCATCTTCGGGGTCAGACTTGATTTTTTCAAGAATTGCATCAATTTTTTCAACTTCCAAGTCAATGATGTCATCCATATATCTCATAGCAATAATGACATCTTTTTCAAACAAATCCCAATCAAATTCTGCTTCCTTGGTGAAAGGATTTTTAATATATCCAAACAAATTAATTGCTAACAATCGACAACTATCGTATGGACATAGTGGAATTTCGCCACAAGGATTTGTGCTTACGGTTGTGAATCCTTCATCAGCATAACAATCTGGAACACTTTCTTCCATAATCTTATCCCAGAAAAGTATTCCCGGTTCGGCAGATTTCCAAGCATTGTGAATAATTTTTTTCCAAAGTTTTTGCGCATCAATATCTTTAATCATTTTTGGATGTCCCTTTGTAGGAAACATTTGAGTGTATGTAGTCCCTTGCATTGCACACTCCATGAAATCATTATCAATTTTTACCGATACGTTTGCGCCAGTTATTTTTCCCGGTGTCATTTTTGCATCAATAAATGCTTCGGAATCTGGATGTTTTATTGAAATACTAAGCATAAGTGCGCCACGTCTACCGTCTTGTGCGACTTCTCTTGTGCTATTTGAATATCTTTCCATGAAAGGTACAACACCCGTACTGGTAATTGCACTATTTTTCACCGGACTTCCTTTTGGACGAATGTGGGACAAATCGTGTCCGACACCGCCTCTGCGTTTCATTAATTGTATTTGTTCTTGGTCTATTTTTAATATTCCACCATAGGAATCTGATTCACCCTTATTACCAATAACGAAACAATTGGATAAAGATACCACTTGGAAATCATTGCCAATACCTGACATTGGAGACCCTTGTGGTACAATTCTATTGAAATTTTTTAATGTTTCATAAATTTGTTCTTCTGTGAGAGGGTTTGGATATTTTGCTTCGATTCTTGCGAGTTCTTTGGCAAGTCTTCTGTGCATCTCATCCGGGTTTAATTCGTAATAGTTTTTTTCGTCCTTTAAGCAGTATTTTGTAAGCCAGACTTTTGTTGCCAGTTCGTCACCCTTAAAATACTGTAATGTTGATTTTTCTATTTCCTGTTTTGAATAAATTTTTTGCGATTTTTCTGTCATAATTTTTTATAATTTTTTATGAAATTTTATGTTTGCAAATATATGCAAGGGCAACCATAAATACAAGGGATTCTTGACATTTCACAATTATTTTTAAAAAAATTTTTCACGTTTTTTTAATCCACTATGGCTGAAACTTTTAACAAAAAAAGGGTGTCGGAAAACACCCTTTAAAACGGAAATAGATACGAAAAAAAACAGAAAAATAATTATGTGTGTGACATATTATTTACATCAAAAGTAACATTACCTGTAGCCGTACCAGTTACAGTATTATTATCACTATCTTGTGAGTCATCTTTTTCATCCTGTTCGCCTAAATCAGCAATAAGATTTTTTGCTTTTTTCTGATAGCCAGCGTCTTGTGTGCTCATGCTTCTGTATGATACAGTAGCGTTATTTAACGTCATGCTCATTGCAGATGCGCCAGCAGCAGTTGCAGCAAAATTGTAGGTATTTCCATAACTTACACCAAATGTGCTGCCAACATCAAATGCGTCCTGATTTGCAGCAAGATAAATGAAATTCCAGCCTTCATTTTCACATTCTTTAATAAGTTTTTTTATCACATCGCCTTTATTGCCTTGTCTTGCAACATATTCCTGACTTGCATTTTCTTTGCCGTCAGTAACAATGCAAACCAATACTTTATCGGGTTTTTCTGAGCCTAATTTAATACGGTTTGCCTTTACAGCGTTGATTGTTTTACCAATTGCATCAAGCAATGCTGTCATCCCTCTTGGTGTCCAAGTGTCGTATGTGATGTCTGGAACATCTTTTACGTCAACATCATCATAAAGTAACTGATATTGGTCATCGAATAGTGCAACAGTGAGTGTTGCTTTGTCTTTTAGCTCCCTTTGTTTTTTAAGGAACTCGTTGAAGCCATTGATTGCTTCATAAATTACACCGTTCTCTGACATAGAGCCAGAACGGTCAAGAATACAGATAATTTGAGTTTTTTCGTTCGAAGAAATTATTTCTTCAGTAACGGTAGTCGTAACGGTTGTCGTTACTTTTTTCTTTTTAGTCATGCTTCATAATACTTAAACTTAAAAGTTATTTTCCCCAAATATAACATCTTTTATTTAAAAATGCAAGTTATTTTTATTTAGACTAAATAAAAATAATGGGGAATATAAATACTTAAAGAAATGTTTTTAATGTATTTATACATTTCAAAACATCTTCTTTAATTTCATTTGCGGTAAAACGAATTACAATCCAACCATTATTGGTACTAAATTTATCCCTGCGTTTATCAATATTTCTCACCTTTTCTTGGATATGTGTATTTCCATCAATTTCCACATCTATTTTCAAAACTGGAAACGCAAAGTCATATGAATAAATTCCATTTTGGTAATTGTATGTCCAACCTGAAATATTTGCTGATTTTAATGCATTTTCAAATACTCTTTCAGGATAACTCATTTTACTTGAATGATTTAATTTATATGGTACTTTGTCTGGATTTTTCATTAAAAATTCAATCATTCTTCTACTAATTTTCTTTTTATCTTCTTCTGACCATTTTCGTTTTGGACTTGCTTTGGACATGTTTTGTAAAATAAGATTATGATTTGGATTTAATTCGCAATGGGTCATGTGTCCACCTAAACTACGTCCATTCTGAAAAGTTTTACCACAATATATACATATTGTTTTGGGTGGTTTATTTCGTCTTGAATTTGGATTTTTGGGTCTTACATAATTGGAATGAATTCGGCAATGTGCTATATAAGAATACCGATTTTCGAAGTTTTTATCACATTTATTGCAATGATACATAAAAAATACTTTTATGATAAATACATTGCAAAACGAAAAAGCATTATATTCATTAATTAAATGTTAGTATGAACACAATGCTTGTCTGTTCTCCTATCTGGAATCGAACCAGACCCACCGCTTTAAAAGAGCGGGGCAATACATCCTGTTTGCTATAGGAGAATATTTGTGCGCCCGGTGGGGGTCGAACCCACGACTCACGGATTAAAGGTCCGTTACTCTACCAACTGAGTTACAAGCGCAAATTTGTGGGAGTGATAGGATTCGAACCAACTCAGCCAATGGCACTTGTTTTACAGACAAGCCTATCTCTCCAACGATAGCGCACTCCCATTTGTGACCTCGGTGGGATTCGAACCCACGTATCCTTGATTAAGAGTCAAGTCCGAAAGCCACTACGGATACGAAGTCAATTTGGATATTTCAGTCAGCGATACAGAAAATGCCTAAACTCTTTCAGTCGGCAGAGAGGGATTCGAACCCCCATAGCCAATGGCGAAGGTTTTACAGACCTGTGATTTCACCCACTTACCATTCTGCCGAATATACAAAATAAAAAACCCGACTCAAATGAATCGGGTTTCCCATGTCAGATTTATAAAATCACTGCTTTACTTTTTAGACATACCATTCCCGATTCTCATAAGTTGTTTCTTATAAGATTTTTTACCGAAATAATATGTGCCAAAAAATGTCATTATCTTCTTATGTTAAAATTTCACAATGCAAAAATATAATATAAATACGAAACCACCAAATAAAATGTCATAAATTTTAAAAAAAATTATTTTCCATAATTAATAATGGTATTTATTGAGTTTTTATCGCTTAACAGCTTTTTAAGTCCAAAATGTAATGGTGAAGGTAAGTCATTTAATTTAAACCAGCCATATGTATCTGTTTCCCAATTTAATATTGGAATGAATTCTTTATCAACGACAGCAAGAAAATTATGATATTTAAAACCTGATTTGGCATCTTCAAAAACATATAGTGGATGTAATTCAAAATTACCTGTATACCCGCACTCTTCTTTTATTTCTTGAGATACTGCTTCTTCTGGAGATTTGCCAATATCAATTGCTCCACCCCACACACCCCATGTATTGGGTTGTTCAACATAAGCAGACCTTTTGGGCAATAATATTCTTCCAGTACTTTTTGCGAGTATTATTGCACCAGCACCGCTTTTTCCCCAAAAACCAGTTTTTCTTAATTCTTCACCGTGTTGAATATCATTTTCAATATCTTCTTTTATTGTATTATTATCCCAATATTTTTTTAATATGTTATAGTATTGCCTTTTATGTTCCATTGTTGGAATAGTAAATATTTGGTCAAAAGTATAACCCTTTTGCTTTAAGTATTGGAATTGTGTAGTATATGCTGCTTTTTCAATACTATTTGTGGGATATCGTTTACCATCATCAGGAGTATCTTTTAATTTGGCATGTACTTTTTCATGCACCATCCAACCAGCAGGGTCTTTTACGGTATCATATGATGATTTAACCAAAATAATATCATTTTCTGCATCATATTGTGTTGGGTCAATTTTTTGAGGCGGAAATGTACTATCATCAACAACAATTTTGGTTTCAGAAAGAAACTTGTGTATTTCTTCTTTTATTATTTCACCTAATCGGCTCATTTATTACTCAACTGATAAATGCTTCGAGTTCAGCAAATCCTGCATTATATTTTGCGGGTAATAAACCAGCATCGAATATTGGTTTTAATTCTTCGTATAATAGAGTCGCTTCTTGTTTTGTTTGAGCAAGATTTGTTTGATATCTTCCTTTTATTTCTAAGTATCTATTAACATAACCTTGTATGTCAATAGTAGTCATACCGCTTATAACATATTCCATATTTACTAAGTCGGGATTTGCTGTTGGTGTATAATTTGCCATATTCTTAATTTTACTATAAATACTATTCAACTAATCTAATTGTCCAGAAGTCTGCTGCTAAATTAGGTGTTGTAATGTATTGATATGGAAGATAAAAATATCCTTTATCACCCCAATTTTCGCCCCAGCTATT